CAAGTTCGAGAAGATAAAATCGCAGAGATGCTTCAAGATAAAAAGATTGAAGTTAAATCTGAACGTGATATTTGGCAAACTACAGGTAACATTGCTATAGAATACGAATCTTGGGGAAAGCCTTCAGGAATTAGAGCAACTGAATCTGATTATTGGTTCCATAATTTATGTATTGGTGATAAAATATTTTGTAGTTTAGTTTTTGATACTGAAGTGTTGAAAAAGATAGTAGATAAACTAGATACTTTTAGAACAGTATCGGGTGGAGATAATAATGCAAGTAGAATGTTCCTTGTAAATTTATCCAAGTTATTTTCATCTGACGTAATAAAAGCTTTTAAAGAATTGGAAGATGAAAAAGAAAAAGATTGAAACCCTAGTTGAAGATATTTATAAAGTTATAGGCTCGTTAGCTGAAGACAAACCAATAAAAATATCTGAAGCTGAATACGAAGAGTTTGGTAAAGCTATGTCAGATGCTTTAAGACATTGGGCAACACCATCGTCTGGTGCTAGAGATAATATTAGAATGTCTAATGTTGGTAGACCTCTACGTAGACTTTGGTATGAGCTAAAATCTCCAGACTTAAACAATGAGAAAATGTCTTCTCCTCTTTTTATAAAATTTCTGTATGGTCATTTACTAGAAGTATTAGTTTTGTTCTTTACGAAACTAGCTGGACATGAAGTAACAGATGAACAAAAAGAAATTAAAGTCTTAGGTGTTAAAGGACACATGGACTGTAAGATAGATGGACAAGTTATAGATGTTAAATCGGCCTCTGGTTATTCTTTTAAGAAATTTAAAGAAGGAACTCTAGGAGAGAATGATTCGTTTGGTTATCTTTCTCAGTTGGCCGGATATGAACATGCTGAGAAGACCTCAAAAGGAGGCTTCTTAGTGATGAACAAAGAGACTGGAGAACTTACAACATTTATTCCAGATGATTTAGACAAACCAAACATAACTACAAAGATTAAAAAAGTTAAGAAAGCTATTGCTAGTGACACTCCTCCAGAGCTTTGTTATGAGCCAATACCAGAAGGTAGTTATGGTAATATGAAGTTGCCTAGAGACTGTACGTATTGTCCGTTTAAGTTTGAATGTCACAAAGACGCAAACGATGGACAAGGTTTAAGAGTCTTTGCTTATGCAAAAGGCAATACTTACTTTACTAAAGTAGAAAGAGAACCTAACGTTGAGGAAATAAAAATACTATGAATGGTAGAAAATCTAAAAAAGTTAGACTAAAAGCTAAACTTCTTTTTATTGAATGGATAGGTTCATTCTTAAAAGAAGAAGACCGTAAGCAAATTAACTTACAAAACTTTACTCAGTTATTACCTGATGAGACTCATGTATATGCCAACAGAAGATTAATGCACTCAGCATTTTCTTTTAGATGGTTCATTAAGTACGTTAAAATCTTAAGTAAAAATAAAGCTATAGATGATATCAAGCTTACCGATGTGATGGAATATGCGAGGGTATCGTAAGCCTAGGAAGATTCGTCCTAAAGAAAAAGATGTTCCTTCCGGTTATGATTCTAACTGGGAATATAAGCTTCATCAAACCGTTTTAAAGAACTGGGAACATCATGGTGATAAAGTCAACTACATAGTTGAACATCATTATGAGCCAGACTTTATTAAAGTAATTGGTGATAAAGAATATCTTCTAGAAGCTAAAGGTCGCTTCTGGGACTATAACGAATACAACAAGTATGTTTGGATTCGTAAATCATTAGAGCCTAATCAAGAGTTAGTATTTCTTTTTTCTAGCCCTTCATCGCCTATGCCTCAAGCAAAAAGACGTAAAGATGGAACAAAAAGAAGTCATGCTGAATGGGCCGAAAAGAATAATTTTAAATGGTACACGGAGGACACATTACCGGATGATTGGAAATAAAGGAAAAAAAATTATGTACAAGTTTAATGAAGATAAATTAATAGAAGAACTACAACGTTATGTTTACGATACTTATGGTCAGCACTATGCGACAGATAAATACCAAGCTACAGATGTTATCATTGACTCTGGACATGGAACAGGATTCTGCATGGGAAACATTATGAAGTATGCTAAACGTTATGGTAATAAAGAAGGTAGAAACAGAAAAGACTTATTGAAGATATTGCATTATGGTATAATCATGTTGCATATCCACGATGAAACAGATAAATTTTTTAAAACAGGAGAATGATGGAAGATAAAATTGGTGTAAAACAATATTTAGGTATAATTATTGATTACGATAAAGAAAAAGAGTTGGATAAATTTACTTTAGATACTCTTTATGACAGATATTTATTTAATGAAGGAGGTGAAACACATGCTCAAGAAGCTTTTGCAAGAGCTGCAGTATATGGTGCAACGTATAAATCTGTTACAGACTTTGATTTGGCTCAGAGACTTTATGAGTACAGTTCTAATAGGTGGTTCATGTTTAGCACTCCTATCCTTTCTAATGGTGGAACCAGCAGAAATGGCCATAAGGCAAGGGGTCTTCCTATTAGCTGCTTCCTCAATTATGTTCCTGATTCTAGGGATGGTTTGTCTGCTCATTACGATGAAAATATTTGGTTGGCTAGTTCAGGTGGAGGGATTGGTGGATATTGGGGAGATGTTAGGAGTAATGGTATTTCTACTTCTAACAATAGTCGTTCTACTGGTTCAATTCCTTTCATAAAAGTTGTTGATTCTCAAATGTTAGCCTTTAATCAAGGCACAACACGAAGAGGGTCTTACGCAGCCTACATGGATATAAGTCATCCAGAGATAGAAGAGTTTATAAACTTTAGAAAAGAATCGGGTGGCGACATCCATCGTAAATGTTTGAACCTACACAACGGTATCAATATAACCAATGCGTTCTTAGATGCTGTTAAGAAAGACGATGATTGGCGATTGGTTGACCCAAAGACCAACAAGGCTGTTAAAACAGTTAAGGCTAGAGATTTATGGTGGCAAATCTTAAATGTCAGAGCCGAGACTGGTGAGCCTTACATGGTCAATATAGATACCTGTAATGAAGCCATGCCTAAACAACAAAAAGATTTAGGCTTAGATATTAAACAAAGTAATCTGTGTTCAGAAATAACATTACCTACCAACGAAGAAAGAACAGCAGTCTGTTGTTTATCTAGTGTTAATCTAGAATACTTCGATGACTGGAAAGACCATCCTCATTTTATCGGGGACTTAATCACCATGTTAGATAATGTGGTGCAACATTACATAGACAATGCGATAGATGTTGAAACCTTGGGAGGCTACAATGCCAACTACAAAAGGTTTAGTAATCACGTTTACCCCGACAAAAAACCTTTCACTAGGTCAGCATTTTCAGCGTATCGAGAAAGGTCATTAGGTCTGGGAGCTATGGGCTTTCATGCTTATTTGCAAAAGAATAACATCTCTTTTGAGAGCATGTTTGCTGCTAGTTTTAACAATCAAGCCTTTAAACACATTAAAACACATGCGAAGAAAGCTTCAAAGTTCTTAGCTGAGATTAGAGGTGAAGCACCAGACGTAGCCGGGACAGGATTAAGAAACGCACACTTACTTGCTGTAGCTCCTAATGCCTCGTCAAGTATTTTGTGTGGTGGCACCTCGCCTAGTATCGAGCCTTATAGAGCCAATGTCTTTACTCATAAAACATTGACTGGTTCATATCAAGTTAAAAACAAACACTTAGAAAAAGTATTAAAGAGTAAAGGTCTAAAAGCAGAAGAAATAAATAACCTCTGGAAAGATATCTTTGGTCATAACGGGTCTGTTCAGCATTTAGACATTCTTGATGACAATGAAAAAGAAATATTTAAGACAGCAAATGAGATTAATCAGATTTGGATTATTGAACATGCTCATCAAAGACAAGAATATATTTGCCAGAGCCAGAGTGTTAATCTTTTCTTTACTTTAC